ATTGACTTACTGCATTTTTCTCTGAAACGTTTTGTTCTAGTTGTAAAGTATATTCTTTAAACGACAAACCTAAAACTTCTTTGTTTAGTTTCTGATATGCCCAATTTAAACCCTCTGCAATATTATCCTGTCTACTCTTAACATAGTTTTCTTGAAACAACTTGTAAGCGACTATCATTTCTTCTTTACTGCCAAACATAGTTTCAGAAAGTACACCAAACAAAGCAGGTGAAATAACACTATGCGCAATCATAATCTTTTTAACCGTTTCTTTGCCCGTTTCAATGTACCTTTTATCTAGGTCATTGCCGTTCATTTGGTTAATTTCAGGAGCACGGTCTTTACCATCAGCAAAAAGTACAGTTAAACCACCTTGTTTATCTCTATCAGTAGCCTCACCTTTAACTCTTTCAATGATTTTATTCTCTTCTTGTATGCTGTCAGGTACTCCATTAAGCAAAGTTATAACAGTACCACCCTTATATCCATTGATTACCTCCGAATAAGTAAAATAATCCATCTCTATACCTGCCATAATTTGCGTTATTGCACCATTATAGGTAGGAAAAGGATAGTAATTAGCAGTCAAATCCTTAGATTTTTCTAACTTTCTTTGTTTAGGTCGCTCAATAGAATAGAAAATACACTCAAAATCATCATTCGTTGCGTGGAATATTGACTTATAACTCTTGAAATTTGTCTTTTCAGACTGTTGTGTCTTACTCCAATCGTCTGAATATTCAACATACACACCATTTTTAGTCTGTCTAAGTAGTTCAAAGTCCACTGGTTTAGCATACCAATGGTTTGTAAGTAAATCTCTAGTATAAACAACCGCCCAACCGTTGAATACTTCGTTGTCAATACATACACTATCAACAATTTCTTGGTAGTTGTAAGGACTTTTACCATTACTTAACGCTATTGGGTTAGTCGCTTCAATACCACCCGATGTAATAAACTTTATCTTTTGGTTTAGAATACCACCGTGTATAGGATTGTCATACATTAAACCAACCAAGAACTGACTGTATAGATTATCAGTTCCCCATTTTACCGTACCATTCTTATCAATCTTTTCGACTGGTTGTGGCTGTGATGCTTCTCTAAATATTTGACGAATCATAAATTGGTGTATCTGTTGTTGGTATAAAAGTTGGTGATGTAACCACCGTGTCTATCAATCTCATTTTGCCGAACTCAACTTGAGTACCTCTTGTATAATCGGTATCTGCTATGTCAGGCATTTGATAAACATAATATGTATAGTCGCCTTTAAACTTAAAATCTATATCCGTTGGTAAGATTAAAGTAAATAGGTTAAATCTTTCAATGTTTGCGTTTTCATCTGTTAAGAACTTCAAGTATTCATAAGACTTGTCTTGTTCTAAGATGAAACGAAATAGCCAATTATTTGCTACGTTTGGATTTGCCAACTCTGATAACGTCAACGCTATCTGATTCGATTGTAATTTGTTTAATAGTATCATCTTTAATCTTTCCTAATCTAATTAGTAATTCTTTGTTTTCGGGTGTATTCGGTATCATTCCGAATCCTTTAATAAAGTGATATTCCATAGTTTAAAAATTAAGGGGAGTACGATTTGCACTCCCCTATTTAGATTAAGACAAAGGTGATAACATTGCTAATATAATAGCACTTGATATCTTCATTGCTTTTTGTTTCTCTTTACCTGCAAAGGTTAAAGTAGTTCCGTTCATATCTTCGTAAGCAGTACCAGTTGCACGATCATCTGTAACAACTGCACCGTTCTCTAAGAAGAAAACTTCGTAAGTATCATCATTCAATTTAACCGCTACTGTGTGACGACCTTTTGCAAGTTCCTCAATGTTCACAATCATAGAAGCAGTATTACCATGAAGTACAGCCGTTCCTGACTGCTCACGTCCATATCCTGATGTTGCACGTTCACCAACTTTCTTATCATTAAAAGAAGCCGTTTCAATTTCAACATTAAAAGCAAAGCAATATTTACCTGCGTCTAATGTTAAAGCTGAAATTTCACCTGCTGCAGATGTTAAAGTAGCTACATTTGTAGTTGCCCATGCATAGATAGTAGCGACTCCACCTGGTGAGTCGCATACTTTTGTATATCCTGTAGTTATTTCACAACTCATAACTCAAGAATTATGATACAGCTAACTGTAAACGTGTGAAATATTGTCCCCAAACGATTTGAGTACCTAATCTAAAACTAGCTTCTGCTTTTAACTTATCATCATAAGCGTCATACTTAATTTCGTAAGACATATCTTCCAATGCATCAACTCCTAAGAATGTCAAAGCTAAAGGCAATGCCCACACTTCGTTAGTACTAGCCAACTCAGGTAAAGTAATTACCTTAATATTAGTCAAAGGTAATGTGAACTCCATTGAAGTTCCAATCTCTGCAGGTATAGCAACTTGAGAATATGGATTTGCGTTATTCCAATCTTCAAGAACTAATAACGCTTTATCTCTACCCATGAAAATATCAATAGTATATCCATTATCAAACAACTCAGCAGGGATAGTTTTGAACAATCCGTAAGCAATAGCATAAGCATTTGAAGCAGTAATTGATGCCTCTGCACTCATGTAATCAATGACATCAGTATTGTTATTAATACGATATCTCAAACCATTCATTAAAGCTAATTCAGCATCCAAAGAAGTAGTATCGCCAAGAACAACTAAACGCTGAGCTTTACGCTGTAAATTCTTTAAAAGATAAGCCATAAGGATATCTTCAAGTGGCGCAGGTAATTGACCATCTTGACGCTTCAAACCTAAAGCATTAAGCACTTGAGTCATCTTTGTATTCAAGTCTTCATTACAAAACTCAATCCCCATGTACAAAGGTACAGTAGTAAGGTTCTCTTTTGTAAAGATAACAGAACCATCAGGGGATGGAGTACAAGCAACCTTAGCTTGAAGAGTTACATCAGCATTAAGCAATGCAATCTCTAACGTTCCTTTAACATTCTCTTCTAAAGTCAAACGACCTAAGAAATTACTGTTTTCAATAACGTCAGTAATAACGTTTGGCATTGTGTTGTCAGTCCATGCTGGTAACCCAGTCACATCGTAATCAAACTTTTCTTTTAGGGACTTCCCTAGTCTTCCGATTTGCATAATTTTATTTTTTTGCGTTTTTTACCATTTCTGCAATGGTTACTTTTTTACTTGGCTCATCTGTCTTTTTTGGATTAGCACCGAATTTATCAGCCATTTTGAATGATTCGATTTCCAATTTCATTTTTGCATTTTCTTCTGTTAAAGAAGTGTTAACCGCTTCAATTGAAACGAATCTATCGTTAACCTCTGACATCATAGAACGCATAGCATCTGCTACATCTTCTTTAGTCACATCGGATTTCGAATCTTGCATTTCAACATCAGTTACAGTTACTACTAACCCTGCAGCATCTAATGTTACAACTTTAATACTACCATCTTCTAATGTAAGTTGGTGTTCTCCTTGAGGTGCTGGTAATTGCTCACCATCAATCTCTACAAAGCATGGTGTGCCTTCCGTTAATTCACCGTCAAAAGTAACAACAACCCCATCCGCAGTCGTAGCACTAGCGAATTTTTCAACTTTAGGAGTTTCTTTCTTGAAGATATCCCAAATGCTCTTTGTTTGTTTACTCATCTGTATATTTGTTTTTATTTTTACTTCTTTTTTGTCAAAGATTCCTTCAACACTAAAACCGTTAAACGTTCCATCCTTTGCTGATTGCCAAAGTTTGTCATCTTCTATGTAATACGATCCAATTAAAGAACCATCTTGCAATTGTTGACTAGCAAATACGTCAGGAATGTTAGGTTTTTTAGGGTCTGAATTTGAAACGATATATCTTTCAGTCATATATGCACCCTTTGTAACTTGACTAGGGTCATGCATAAGATTAAGATTACTCCAATATCCTGCTTTTGCTGCTTTCTTATTTATTAAGTCAACTGTTGGGGCATCAAAAAATACATAGTGTTCTCCTAATTCTGCTGATTTTCTATATATTTGAGTACCTACTGAAATTAAGACACCCGTAACAATTCTTTTCTCTTCATTGAATTGTAGGCGTTGGTCTTTCCCAAATGCAATGAATCCTTTTAGATGTGCAGGAACGTCAACAAAGGCATTGAAATCAATACCTGTATCATCATCCTCATTAACTACTATTCTGTAATACTTCATCATTCTATTTATTAGAGTTAAAACTTTAAAAACGTTGTACTTTTTATTCTACTGTTGCTATATTTTGTGCTTTCTTACTATCCAATTGCTTAGATGTAATCTCACTATCAACAACAAAAATCTTTGTACTTTTCGGTGTATTGCTTTCTGTTCCACTTCCTTCAAGTCCTGCTGTTCCTGTTAATGTAGGCTCTGCAACTGCAGGTGATGGAATAGATGGAGGTGCAACACTGGTATTGCCACCACCGCCACCTTCGAACTTAGCAGCAGCAATTTTAGCAATATTAGCAGCAGCCGCAATTCCAACAAATGCAAGTGAGGCAATACCTGCAGGGTTAGGTATAGGGCCGATAGCAACAGGAGAACTAGCAAGTGAAGCCATTATACCTTTAGCAGCATCAATCACAGCACCACCTAACTGCATTGCTTTATTAATCTTAAATTGTTTCTTAGCGTTTTCTAATTCAGCTTTCGACCCTTTCTCTAAGTTTTTATTTTTGTGTGCAAATATAGCATCAGATAACCCTTGTATAGCGTTCATTCCTTGTTCTGCAATTTGAAAACCAGCATCTATTGTTTCTTTTTGTGTTTGCTTTTGTTTCTCAGCAGTTTCTTTGTCAAGCGCTACAATCTTAGCCTTATATGTTTCTTCAATCTTAAACTTTTCTCCCTCTGTTAAATCCTTATTTGCAAGTTCTTCTTCTAACTCTAACGCCCATAATTCTTTTTGCTTTTCAATTTTCAAATCTGAATCTTCTTGCATAGAAATAAGTTCACCTTCAATTTGTGAACGTTTACTTAAACTATCTTTATCAAATTTTACTTTCTTTGCTTCTGCTTCTTTAGCGTCTATTTCATCTTGCTTTGTTTTCGCAGCTAATGCAATCTCAGCATTTAAATCCGATACATCTTGCGCTTGTTTAATTCTAAGTTGTTTAATAAGTTCGGTGTCTTTTCCAAATTTAGCTATTAACTCCTCCTCTTCACGTTTGTGAGCTTCTTGCATTATCATTAATTTCTGCAAGTCCTCATCTTCAATTGAAGCTAACATCAAATCTTTCATTAATTTGATTCGGTCAAGTCTTAACTTTTCATCTTCTTCACGTTTCTTCTTAGCTTTTTCCGCCCACGCTTTACTAGCATCAGCTTGTTTCTTTTCTGCTTCATCTTCTTTTTCAGCTTGTTTCTTTTTAAATTCAGCGTCTAAAGTTATCTTACTTGCTTTGTAATTACCATCTAATAACTCAAGGTCTTTGTATTTCGTTTGATGTTGCAACATCTCTTGACGTATAGATTCTTGAAGGTCTTTATTACCCTCTGATCTTGCTTGGTAGTAAGCTACTGCCCGTTGTTGTATCAACCCCTTTTCAGTTGCAATGGATTGCCTTCTAGCAACCTCAGCATCTTTTATTCTTTGTAACTCTAAACTATGTAACTCTTCATCACTTGCACCTTGAGCCGTTCTAATCTTAATTAAATTATCAATCTCATTCTTTTGTTTAGCAACAGAACGACCTAAAGCTTCAGATTGACGCTCATATGAAGTGGTTAAACGGTTATTCATTTCCTCCGCTTTCTCCTCTTCTTTGGCAAAGTAAACCAACGCTGCAACCAACGCAACAATACCAGCTATAATAGCAACTATTGGAATAGCTAACATTGAAAGTCTTAACGCTTTCATAGCACCCGTAGTACCACCAACTGCAGCAGCGTAAACAATTTCAGCTCCCGTTTGAACTTTAGTAGCTATTGTCTTTGCTTTCATCATTAAGAAAGACTCCTTTTCAAGTGTTGCTCTAATTTGTTCTATACCAGTTAACACAGCTTGAACGGCTTGAAGTTTAACAAATGTCTTCTGCAAATCTTCGCTCTCATCACCTAGCAATGCCATTGTACCTTGCATAACTCCATAACCTGCCGCAACACCACTACCTAATTGTAAAGCAGCCTGCATATTTGCACCATCGTGTGAAGCATTTGTAATAGCGTTCTTTAAATCTCCTAACTCATCAGTAAGTTTGGCAGCGTTTGCAATAGCTTGTGCGCCAACAGGACTATCAGCACCAGCTTGTAAGGCAATGGTTTGATATTCTTTTATTGCTCGTGTACTTTCACGCATTGTCATTGTTCCACTTTCAACACGCTTATTCAAATCATCAAAACGTTTATCAATACTTGAAATGTCTTTAGCAGTATTAGATATTGACTTTAATTCTTTGTCGATATTATCTAGGTCTTTTGCAGTATTACCTGTATTGACTCCAACTTTAAAAATTATTTCTTCTGTCATTATGAAAAATTGTTATATATTCGTAAAAAAATACTATATGAAAAAGTTATTATTAATTATTGCAGTCGGTTTAGTTTCTTGTTCTAAACAAAAATTTGAAAACAAAATACAAGGTGTTTGGACTATGGAAAGTGCAAGACTTGAAAGTATGAACCATTGGGAATATACTCCACATGAAAAATTAACAATCACAAAAGATAGTTTATTGAACGTGTGGAATACATCATATTCAATCGTTGGTAAAACAATTATGTTTAACAACCAAGTTACTAATATTGATGTTAGAAAAAATACCATGCTTTGGGTTTTTGATAATACTGATTCTTTAAGATTTACTCGTTAATAAAATGTTACTCTAACATAAGACCCTAAAAGTAATATGCCATTTTGGCTAACACCTACATTATCATCGGTTGCAATAGATAATATAGAACTTGATGCTGCCGAGCATTGTATTTGACCGTTTGTGCAAAACGCATCTATTTTTATATTGCCTGTTAATAGTGTTACAAACCCAGTAATGGTATAACTACCAACACCACTATAAACACTTACACCTGTAATTCCTATATCATTTTGTGTAATAGTTAAAACGGGAGCATTCGTTCCCGTTTGAGTTAATAACGCTTCCCAAACTAATTGTTTTTTTCTACCATTAGCCATCTGTATAACACCACCATTAGAAGTATAAGTTAACCCCGTATCATTATCCAAATACAACTCCCCTTCATAGATATCAGTTGCTATCCAATCACCATTACGATGGTCTGTACTTGCAGGAATTGTTGGAACTCCTGACCCTTGCTTGATTATTATTCTTGCATTTAAATCTTGACACATAATTTATCCTTTTATTATTTGACTACTATAATTCCCGTGACTTAAGCCACCAACAAACACACCAACATCATTACTCGCTGTAGTTGGATTTGTTATCACAACAGAACCCATTGGAGCGGGTTGTATTTTTGTTATTACTTTTCTATTCCTTGCTTTTGCCTTAAGAACTTTTACTAATTCAATCTTTGTACTTAGTTGTGATTCGGGTGCAAATTCAACAACCTCATTCAATCTAAACAATGCACCGTTTATCATTATCAATTTACTGAAGTCTAAATCTCTAATATCAATCTCATTCCAAAATACATAGGTGTTTACAATTTGCCCACCTTTAGAAGTCATTTCATTAATGAAGTCTTGGTAGTATTCAGAATAACAATTTGTAGTAGTTACAACACTTGCATCATGGAACAATTCATTTGTAAGCATAAATGATAAATCCATTGTAGGACTTGC